ACCCGGTCGGCTCGGTGCTGGGGAAGATCACCGCCAGCGGCAAATACACCCTGTCACCCGCGACCGGAACGGACGGTTCGCAGGTCGCCAGCGCCGTGCTGCTTTACGCTGTCGATGCCACGCTGGCCGATGCGGTCGGCATTGTCGTCGCCCGCGGCCCCGCGATCGTGTCGCGCGCGGGCCTCGCCTACGAGGCCACCGTCGATGACGGCACCAAGATCGCTGCCAAACTCGGCCAGCTGGCTGCCGTCGGCATCGTCGCCCGCGACGGCGTCTGACACCGTTTTCCCTTCATCCCCCGGAGCACCCCATGACCCTCGTTCGCAATCCCTTTGACGCTGGCGGCTATTCGCTGGCCGAGATGACGCAGGCCATCAACATCCTGCCCAACCTCTACACCCGCCTCGGCCAGATCGGCCTGTTCCGTTTTGAGGGCGTCTCCCAACGCTCGGTGATCATCGAGCAGTTCGAGGGCGTGCTGAACCTGCTGCCTTCGGTGCCCCTCGGCGGTCCTGCCACCGTCGGCACCCGCGAGGGGCGGTCGATGCGCAGCTTCGCCCTGCCATGGATCCCGCATGACGATGTCATTCTGCCCGGCGACATTCAGGGGCAACCGGCGCTGGGCGTTTTCGATGGTGCCGACCCGCTGGTCGAGGTGATGAACCGCAAGCTGCAGCTGATGCGCCGCAAGCACGCCCAGACCCGCGAATACATGGAGATGAATGCGCTCCGCGGCATCGTGAAGGACGGGGCCGGGACCACGCTTTACAATTACTTCACCGAGTTTGGCCTGGCGCAGATCTCGGTCGACTTCCTGCTGGGGACGGCTGGCACCAACGTGCAGGGCAAGGTGCGGGAGGTGCTGCGGTCGATGGAGGACAACCTGCTTGGCGAAAGCATGACCGACGTCCACGCCCTCGTCAGCCGGGAATTCTTCGACAAGCTGATCGCGCATCCCAAAACAGAGGAGGCGTACAAGTTCTACGCCGCGACCGGCGCGCAGCCCCTGCGTCAGGATGTGCGCCGCAATTTCCCCTTCGCGGGCATCGTGTTCGAGGAATACGCGGGCACCGTCACCCTCTCCACCAAGGCCACCGAACGGCTGATCCCGGCCAGCGAGGGCATCGCGTTCCCGCTTGGCACCATGGACACCTTCACCACCTACGGCGGCCCGGCGAACCTGCTGGAGGCGGCCAACACGCTCGGCCTGCCGCTTTATGCCCGCCAGCATCTGGATGAAAAGGGCCGCTGGATCGACCTGATGACCGAGGCCTCGATCCTGCCGGTCAACAAGCGGCCGCGCATCGCGATCCGCATTCACAGCTCGAACTGACGCGCCATGACCCTCTTTGCCCTCGCCATGGACCGGATCTATGCCAACCCGTCCATGGCGGCGGCCGCTCTGTGGATCTCGGCCACCACCTCGGAAGAACGCCCCATCCGCGTCATCCGCCGCGCCCCGGATCACATCACCGAATTTGGCGCTGGGCGGTTTGTCAGCGACACCATGATCGTGGATGTGCGCGTATCCGACCTGCCCGATCCCCGCCCCGGCGATCTGATCGTGATCGGGGCCGACAGCTTCACCATTCAGGGCGAACCCATCCGCGACCGCGAACGCCTGATCTGGACGCTGGACCTGCGGCCTGCGTAGGCGATAAGGTGCAAAGTACGTTTGCAGTTCAAGAGGCACAGATGCGACACGATTGGAGCCGTCTGAACCACCTGCAGATCGGCCGTTACGCGGAATATTTCACCAAAATGCAGTTCGTGCTACTGGGCCTCGACGTATATTCGGCGGAAGTCGACGACCGCGGGATCGATTTCGTGGTGCGGCAGGAACCGGACAGATATTGGGATGTGCAGGTAAAGTCCGTGCGCAAACTAAACTACGTGTTCGTGCGGAAGGATGTATTCAGGCCCCGACCGAACCTTCTGCTTGCGCTCACGTTGTTTGCGGATGGTAGGGAACCGGATCAGTATCTTATCCCAGCGACACGTTGGGCCCAACCGGATGGGCTCTTTGTTGATCGAGACTATGAGGGAAAAGCCAGCAAGCCCGAATACGGCCTGAACCTGTCTCGAAAATGGCTCGCTCAATTACAGCCCTTTCGCTTCGAAAACTCCGCTCTCGACATCTTCTTCACTAGCACAGATCGCACCTGAAAGCTGGGGCCAAAACCCGCATGAAGCTGAAGCTCGACATCCGTCCCGACATCGTCGCCCTGATGCAGGCCGAAATCGCGGCCGGGGAAAAGGCGGTGTCCGCCGCCATGCGCGAGGCGGGCACCTCCCTGAAATCCGCCTGGCGCAGCCAGATCACCGGCGCGGGCCTCGGCACCCGCCTTGGTAACTCCATCCGCCTCGCCAGCTTCCCCAAATCCGACGACAGCCTGAACGCGGCGGCGCTGGTCTGGTCCAAGGCCCCGGTGATCATTGGCGCGCATGACACGGGCCCGCTGATCCGGTCCAAGGATGGCTTTTGGCTGGCAATCCCCACCCCAGCCGCCGGGAAAAGCACAAAGGGCGGCCGCATCACCCCCGGCGAATGGGAACGACGTACGGGATTGCGGCTCCGGTTCATCTATCGCCGTCGCGGGCCGAGCTTGCTGGTGGCCGAAGGGCGGCTGAATTCGAAGGGCCGGGCTGTGGCGTCGAAATCCAAGACCGGGCGCGGCGTGACGACCGTCCCGATCTTCCTGCTGGTTCCACAGGTCAAGCTGCGCAAGCGGCTGGACTTGGCGCGGGATGCGGAACGTGCGGCGGACGGTGTGCCGGGCCTGATCGTGGCGAAGTGGGTAGAGTGATGGCGATGATTGGCGAGGACGATCTTGGGGATACTGATCGCACCCCCGAACCCCTGCATCATTTCCGAGCCTCAGCGCCGTCCCAGTTTGCCGAATTCGCTGTCCAGCAGGGCGCGGATTTTTTTCGCCGCGCCCCGCAGAGCCGCGTCCACATTGGCGTCATTGTGGGTGACGGTCTGCGGCTGCATTCCCTCGGGCCGCGCTTCGACGGTGCAGCGAATATCGTCTGCCCCTCCCTTGGTGCCGTTCACATCGGCCAGATGCACCTCGATCCGTGACAATCGGTTGGTCAGATGCCCCAGCGCGGACGTGACCAGCGTTTCGGCCACTTCGGCCAGCCGGTCATCGCCTTGAATATTGGCATCGGTGTTCAGTTGGAACTGCATGTCGGTTCTCCTCTGTGTGAACACCTACCATAAAAAACCAGGAAGATGACTGATCCAGCGCAAGTCCACCTGCGCGATCAATGAAAACGCCTGCGCCTTGATAGCGTGAGCCAGGACACGAAGCCACCGGCAATGCCCACTACCCGAGAAACCGTCCTCGCCGCGCTGCACGCGCGGCTGCAGCCGCTCGCCGCCCTTACCTTGCGTGACGAGGTGCTGCCCGAGCGGATCCCGGCTGCCGGTCTGATCATCCTGCGGGATGGCCAGCCGGGCGAGCCGGAGGTGACGCTGTCGCCCTTGCGCTACCATTATCAGCACCGGGCCGAGCTGGAGGTTGTTGTCCAGGCGGGCACCGGCCGGGCCAGCGCCTTCGATGATCTGATCGCCAGCATCGGCACTGCGCTGGAGGCCGACCGCACACTTGGCGGCCTCTGCGACTGGGTCGAACCGGAAGCCCCGGCCTCGGTCGATCTGCCCATCGAGGGCGCGGCGGCGCTGAAGGCGGCGGTGATCACCATCGTCTTGCATTACACCACTACCGGCCCCTTGGCCTGACACCCCCAACAACAGGAGACCCCCATGGCACGTGCGCAAGGCGCGCGGGCGCAGATGGCGCTCGGCTTTGAGACAGTTTACGGCACCCCGCCCGCTGGCGGCTTCACCAGGATGCCCTTCGCCAGCACCTCGCTGGGATCGGAGCAACCGCTGCTGAACAGCGAACTGCTGGGCTATGGCCGCGATCCCCTCGCCCCGATCAAGGATGCGGTGACGGCGGATGGCGATGTGGTGGTGCCGATCGATGCCGCGGGGTTCGGGTTCTGGCTCAAGGCGGCGTTTGGCGATCCGGTTACAACCGGCGCGGCGGCACCCTACACCCATGAGTTCCGATCGGGCGCATGGGAACTGCCCTCGATGTCCATCGAGACCGGCATGCCCGAGGTGCCGCGCTTTGCGATGTATTCCGGCTGCGTTCTCGACCAGTTGACCTGGCAGATGCAGCGTTCGGGCCTGCTGACTGCCACCGCGCGGCTGGTGGCGCAGGGCGAGACGGTCGGCACGACGACCAGCGCGGGCACGCCCGCCGATCTGGCGCTGAAGCGGTTTGGCCATTTCAACGGCGCAATCAGCCGGAATGGCACGGCGCTGGGCAATGTCATCTCGGCCGAGATCGCCTATGCCAACAATCTCGACCGGATCGAGACGATCCGCTCGGACGGGCGCATCGACGGTGCCGACCCAAGCATCGCAGCACTCACGGGGCGGATAGAGGTGCGCTTTGCCGACAGCACGCTGGTGAGCCAGGCGATCAACGGCGATCCCGCCGAGATCAGTTTCGCCTATGTCCTGCCCACCGGCGAGGCCTTCACCTTCACCGTCCATGCCGTCTATCTGCCGCGCCCCCGCATCGAGATTTCCGGGCCGCAGGGCGTGCAGGCGACCTTCGACTGGCAGGCGGCGCGCGACAACGTGGTGGGCCGAATGTGCACCGCAACCCTGATCAACGACATAGAGGTGTATTGAGGATGCTGACGCTCGACCTGACGAACGCGCCCCGCTGGCATGACCTGGCGCCCGGGGTTCGGGTGCAACTCCGCCCGCTGACCACCGCGCTGATGGTGGCGACGCGCAGCGACCCGGCCGTGGAGGCCGTGCCCGAGGAAGCATCCGACGAGGAACGCGCCGTCGCCTTCGCCAAGGCGCTGGCCCGCCGCGCGGTGCTCGCCTGGGAGGGCATCGGCGACGCCGACGGCAATCCCATCGAGCCGAGCCCGGAGGCCATCGACGCGCTGCTCGACGTCTGGCCGGTCTTTGAAGCCTTCCAGACCTCCTATGTCGCGCGGGGTCTCATTCTGGACGCGGAAAAAAACGTCTCCGCGCCCTTGCTGAATGGCACTTCAGCGGGGGCGAGCGCTACTGCGAAGCCTGCCAAGTCTCGTGCCAGGACTGCCCCACAAGACTGAACCGACCCCACAGCTTCGAGGGCTGGCAGGTCTGGGATCTGGTTGGCCGACTCGTCGGGCAGCTGCGCGTGATCCGCGGCGGGGTGCTCGGCTGGGACATGGGCGCGGCTTTGGCGCTGGCGCAGGCTCTTGGGATCGACGCGCTGATCGCCGCCGAACTGCTGCCCGAGATCGAGGCGGTGATGGTGCGTAAACTCAACGAGCAGATGGAAGGAGGCCGCGATGGCTGAGAAACGCGTGTCCGTCCGCCTTGTGGCGGAAGGTGGACGCCAGGTGCGCGCCGAGCTCGAGGGCGTGGGTGCGGCTGGCGCGCGGGGATTTGGCCGCCTGTCGAGCGAGATGGACATGGCCAATGCCCGCGTCGCCGCATTCGCCCGGCGCGCCACGCTGGCTGCGGCCGCCGCAACTGCCGCGCTGGCCGCTGCCGGGGGTGCGATGATCCGCTCGGGTCTGCAGACGGTGGATGCACAGGCGAAACTCGCGGCCTCGCTCGACACGACAGTGGCGAGCATTCAGGTGCTGGAACGCGCGGGCGATCTGGCAGGCGTGTCGATGGGTCAGGTCGAACAGGCCACCGTGCAGCTGACGCGGCGGCTGAGCCAGGCGGCTTCCGGGACCGGCCCCGCAGTGGACGCCCTGCGCCGCCTGCGGCTCTCGGCCGAGGATCTGCAAAGCATGCCTCTTGATGAGCGCATCGCCACCATTCAGGAGGCGCTGGGCCAGTTTGTCCCAGAGGCCGAGCGCGCCGCTGTCGCATCGCAGCTTTTCGGCGACCGTGCGGCACTGGTGTTCACGCGGATCGACACGGCAACGCTGCGGCAGGCCAGCGACGATGTGCGCGATTTCGGCGTTGTCGTCTCGGAGCAGGATGCATCCCAGATCGAGCGCACCAATGACGCGATCTCGCGGCTGGGGATGATCTGGCGGGGGCTGTCGAACCAGCTCGCGGTGGCCGCCGCCCCGGCGCTGGAGGCGGTGGCGGATGCCGTGGCGGCCATGGCGCGCACCACCGGGCCGATAGGCAAGGCCATTCAGGGCCTGTTCGCGAACATCGGTCGGCTGACCACCTATGCCACCACCTTCGCGGCGTTGCTGGCCGGGCGGTGGGTGGCGGGGCTGGCTGCGGCCGCGCTGTCCGTGCGCGGCCTTGCCACCGCGCTGGCCGTCCTGCGCGGCGCACTGATCCGCACCGGGATCGGCGCGCTGATCGTCGGGGCGGGCGAGTTGGTCTACCAGTTCACCCGCCTCGTCTCTGGCGCGGGCGGTTTCGGAAAAGCCATGAGCTTGCTGAAGGACGTGGCGGTGGAGGTCTGGGACCGCGTTTCGCTGAGCGCAAGCGCCTCATGGGCGCGCGTGGAATCTTCATGGGCCTCGGCGCAGGCGGTGATCTACGACGGCCTGCAGGGTGCGACGGACGCGGTGGTTGGATGGGGCAACAGCGCGATCGGGGCATTCCAGGGCAGCTACGACGCGATCAAGGTGATCTGGGGCAAGCTGCCCGGTGCTATCGGCGACTTCGCCTTTCAGGCGGCGAACGGGCTGATCTCGGGTGTCGAGAACATGCTGAATGGCGTCGTCACGCGCATCAACAACTTCATCAACGGATTGAACGCCGCGCTGGACCTGCTGCCGGACTGGGCGGTGGGCGAAGGCGGTGTGCGGATCGGCACGCTGGACCCGGTGACGCTGGGCAGGATCGACAATCCATACAAGGGCGCTGCCTCGGAGGCCGGAGCCGCAGCGGGTGAGGCTTTCCGTGCCGCCATGGACCGAACCTATGTCGAACCGCCAAACCTCTTTGGCGGAATGGCTGACGATGCGCGCGGGCGGGCGGCCGGATATTCCGAGGCGGCTGGCATTCTGGCCGACGCCGCCGCGCGCCCCATGACGGCGTGGCAGGCACTGCGGGATGCAATCTCCGGTGCCGACGATGAAGGCGCCGACGCGCTCGACAGCGCGACACGGTCTTCGAAACGACTGAACGACGAGCTCGACAAGAACGACGACAAGGCAGGCCGCGCAGGCGGCGTGGCGCGCCAGGCAGGCAAGGACGCGGCGGATGGTGCCAAGACCGCCGCAACCGGCTGGCGCGCGGTCTCGGCCTCCCTTTCCGAATACGCATCCCGCGCGCGGGAAATCGGCGGCGATATCGGCCAGGCGTTGACCGGGGCCTTCCAGTCTGCCGAGGAGGCGATGTCGAACTTCGTCAAGACCGGCAAGCTGAACTTCAACGATCTCGTCACCTCGTTGCTGGCGGACCTGGCAAAACTGGCGATGCGCAAATCCCTGTTCGGGCCGCTGGCGAACCTGCTGTCGCAGGCGATTGGCAGTGGTCCTGGCGGCACCTTCGGAAACGTCGTCGCGGGTGTGCTCCATGGCGGCGGCATCGTGGGTGGGCCGACACCAGGGCGGCGCATCCCGGCGCTGGCGTTTGCGGGCGCGCCAAGGATGCATTCCGGAGGGATAGCCGGGCTTCGCCACGACGAGGTTCCGGCGATCCTGCAGCGGGGCGAGCGCGTGCTGTCCCGGCGCGATGCGCGGGGATCGGGGGGCGACGGCATGACCATCATCTTCAACGACCAGTCCCGCGGCGTTGATATCGGGATGGAGGAAACCGTGGCCCCTGGCGGCGGACGCGCGCTTTCGTTCACCATCGCCGACAAGGTCGGCGAGGCGCTGACCAGGCGCGGCGGCGGCGCGAACAAGGCGCTGAGCGCGATGGGCGTGCGGGCGCCGAGGGCGCGGCGATGACTGTCGCGATCTGGCCTTCCGAACTGCCGCGCCCGCTCCGGGCGGGCTATCAGCGGCAGACCGACGATCCGCGGCTGGCCCGGCGTGCCGGGGCCGGGCCGCCAGACTATCGCCGCCGCTGGTCAGGCGTCAGCCGCGGTGTCTCCATGGTCATCTCGGTCACGAGGTCGCAGAAGGCGGTGTTCGACACATTCCATGACGAGGTCGTCGCCATGGGCAGCCTGCCGTTCCGGATGCCCGATCCCACCACCGATGGCTGGCCGATGCTGGATGACACCGGCAGGCCGGTGCTGGCAGGCGACGGCGCGCCGCTGCTGCTGGCGGCAGAGTGGCTGTGCCTCTTCGGCGCGACCATGCCGGTCGAGACAATTGTCAACGTCCGCTTCCAGATATCCTTCACTGTCAAGGTGCTGCCATGACCAGGCGCGTCTCGCTCAATGCAAGGATGGCACAGGACGCCGCGCATTCCGCCGAGATCGAGGTGGTGCTGATCATGGTTGATCATCCGGATCTGGCGGCGCCGATCCGGCTTTCCACCGACAATGCCGACCGCGTCTCGATCGATCCGCTGATCTACGGGACGCGATCCACATGGCGTGGCAGCAATCCGGTGACAGAGCCGTTCCTCTTCATCCTCGCCAGCGCCGCGCTTCCAAGCGATCTGGAAGGGGCCCCGGCCGAGGCCAGCATCGTGATCGAGGCGGTGACGGGCGAGGTGGCGCGGCTGCTGCGCAGCTTCATCAGCCGCGCCACGGTGCATATGGCGGTGGTGCTGGCGAG